CGCAAATGGTTGTGCCCAGCTCGAGGGCGTGATAGCAATCTCAGTATCACCGGGCGGCAGTTTGAATTGCTCCCATTGATTACCTAACGTGTGCATGGTTGGGTCAAGAGAACCATTCAAGTACGTCTTAGCGTTCGCCACATCAATCTTGAGAACATCACCATCGCTAAAACGATTCTTGATATTCGTATACCAGCTAACGTTTTGCCATTTGACGGTGGACGCAATCAGATACATAGTCGACTCGCCCCATGTCTTGTCTCGCATAAACCACGCTGAAAATTGCTTAGTCTCGACACTAGCAGCGTCCGCAAAAGTGAATTGACGGGTAATAGTCGTCTCTCGTCCTCGATTGCCAACCCATGGGGACACTCGGAAAACAACTGAATTACCAAATTTCTGCAATTCCAGCTGAATGAACTTGTCGTTAGTGAAGATATTGCGATCCAACTGTTCATTGACGACTAGTTGATTTTTGTAGTAACACATCCACCATATTTGGTCCGACAGTGCACTATTGTCTTTCAGTATCATCTGAAAGATTGGTTTGCCGTCACTTTCTAAGGTTGTTTCGAGTGAGCCTACCTGTGCTACACCAGTTTGAAAGCGCGTCATGACATCCCAAGTCAGATTGCTCTTAAAGTCTCCATTATGCGTCTGGGCGAGATCGTGTTTGATTGAAGGCCCATTCCAATACAAATGAGTGCCAGTAATACTGGGCCAATTAGGCTCAACCTTCCAGCCATCATAGCTGTCCTGTGTCCAAATCGCATTGCCAATCTGTTCATTAGGCATACTAGGATCACCACCCCAATAGGGATTGTTTGTGGCGGCTTGATTATCCATATGTGAGCCTTGCACGGCTGCCAAATCAAGTGCTACTTCGCTTTCTTCGGTGATGAAACCATCAATTTCTTGCGTGCCGAATTGGAGAATACCCGGGCGATCATTAACAAGCCCAACCATGCCATTATCAGCGTGCATAGTTGCCGTAATAACCGGTTCAACAGGATAGGTACCACCATTGTGTACCGTGATGGTGTCGGCATAGTATCCAGGATCAGCTGGGTTAGGCGACCAAGGAGAAGCAGAAGTGCCTAGTTCGAGTTTCTCATGCGTCCAAGACACAGACGTGTCTGTGGGGAAAGTTTTGCTAAAGTATCTTGGGTTTAGCTCAGCATAAGCAGCATTACTAGGAGCCACAAATACGGTTGAGAACCGTCCCCCTTCAGAGACCCAAGGTATATCCGAACCAGCTTGGCTAGATATCCAGTTATTGGAAGCATCATACCAATTAACTGACGAATGACCAGTGTTTCCCATATCGCCAAAAGTAATGGTGTAAACATATGTCTGGCCACCATCGACTGGTACTTTCTTCAGAGTGATACCATCAATTCCGTGAGCATTCGCCTTAACAACGCCAGTGTTGTTCGATGATGTCCCTTTAAGCAGGTTCACTGGCACGTCCTTGTATGGCATGTTGTCAAACGTCTTCGTGGCTACCGAGTGCGCAACGCCATCGGGGACAAATAAAGTGAACGAAGATGTGATTGCATTTCTGCCTTTAGGAACATCGTCAACATCTGTGAGCACGGCATTCCAATACACAGACAAGTCATCATTGAACGAAACCTGATGAGTGTCACCGTGCAAGATGCCACTTAGCTTATAGAAGGCGGTGCGAAATGCCTCATCATCATCAGCAATAAGCTGATAGCCAACAGTTATCTCGCGAGATGGGTTGCGAACGTATTCAAGTGTTTCCCCATCAGATATGCCTATGGCATTGCTAGTAGCAGATTGCTTAAGAAGCTCTCGTCCACCAACTTGCAGCGTCCTATATCCGGGCACAAGATTCTCAATGTATTGTCCATCGATTAGCATCGCTTCTGCTGGAAGCTGATTATCATCTGCACCCGTGAAGGGTGTCGTTTCTCTGAAATCGTACAATTAGACTAACCCCTTTCGATAATTGCTTACCTTTGTCAAACGATTAAGCTCTGTTTGCATTGGGTTTGCGGTTGCACGAGCAACCTCTCGGCCGTCAATATACAGAGGAACCTCAATCGTTTGCTTGCGAGTGTAGTTGACATCAAGATTTGAAGACAAGGTTGCCCCCTGAACGCCATTGTTGAGAGACTGTAATGATGCATTAAGTGAAGAGTCATCAATAGCTGGCATCGTGACAGCGGCACTATCAGCAATAGCTTGTGCCATGCTCGAAACGTTCTTTTGGACATTTGAAAACTTATCAGTAAGTCCTGCATTCAAGCCGTTCATGATCGCGTTACCAGCAGGTATGAGCAACTTGGCATCGTAACTGATTGGGCCTTTATGCTTGCGAATCCATGAAGCAATACCGCCAACAAAATCCGTGATCTTCCCCCAAACGGCCTTAAGACCATTCAAGAAGCTGTCCATGATGGCGCGACCAGCGGCCATTAAATCAATGTGTCTAAGAGCGTCGAATGCTCCTTTGATACCGCTAACTACGCCGTTTACCATGCCAGTAAAGCCTGACCATACAGCCTTTGCACCATTAAAAATACTGGTAGCAGCTCCAATCACGATAGACTTTATGTTGCTCCAAGCCGATGAAAAGAATGATGTAATGCTGTTCCACAATCCGGAAAAGAATCCGGGAAGTGCATTCCAAATTCCCTCGGCTGTGCTTACTGTTCCGCTCCATAGTCCTGATAAGAATGAAACAACACTGTTCCATACGCCCTCGGTGGTGGACACAATACCATTCCATAATCCGCTAAAAAATGACGAAAGCGCACTCCAAATAGTGGAAGCAGCAGATACGGCACCATTCCAAAGCCCCTCTAAAGCTGAAACCAAAGTATTCCAAACAGTCATTGCATAAGTTTGAATAAGAATCCAAATACCGGAGAAATACGTAACAAGGCCATTCCAGATCTGACCAGCGGCGGAAACAATGCTGTTCCAGATAAGCTGAAGATCGGCACTTAACTGTGTCCAATTTCCAGTAAGCAAATCGATGACAATAAGAATGGGACCCATAATAACTGCTTTAAGCATGTTCCAAACACCGGTAGCAACTTGGACAATCCCATTCCAAATTGTCGTCAGGGAACCACCAAAGGTTGACCATATGGCAGTGGCTACTGCAACTATTCCATTCCACAGAGTCGTGAAGAATATGGATAGCACGTTCCAAACTGCCGTTGCTGCAGTAACAGCACCTTGCCAGATAGCTGAGAGAGTGGTTGTGAATGCTGTCCAAGCAGCCGATGCCGTGGTCGTAATCCCAGTCCATAGATTGCTGAAGAAACCTGTAATGCCGCTCCAAGCTGTCTGAATGCCGCTAATTGCAAATGTAAACGCACCCGATATAGCATTCCAAACAGTTTGTGCAACTCCTACAAGCCCTTGCCAAGCTCCTTGTAACCACGAAACAAATCCCGACCATAGTTTTTGGCCAGTCTTGGTTTGGGTAAAAAAGTACACCAGACCAGTAACCACTGCTGCAATCCCAGCAATCAAAAGTACCCACGGATTCATGCCTAAGATCAATCCGAATGCTTTCCATACACCACCAGCCATTTTTACGATAGTCCCGAAGTTAGTGATAACGGATATAACGCCTCTAATAGGGCCAATCATTTTAGAAAAAACACCGAGAACGCTTGAAAATCCGCCAATGGCTAATCCAATTACTTTGAAAGCACCGACAGCACCAAAAATTGCCGCTGCAAATGATTTAACGATGTCGTTAGCAAACGCCGCTTTAACAATAGCTGCAATTGGCTTCAAAACAGCCATCACTCCGCTTAGAGCGCCCTTAACACCGTCAAAAATTGCTTTCCACGGTAAATTAGCAATAAAGTCCCCAACGGTAGTCATCGCTTCCATTGCTGCTACTCCGAAATCTGTAACAGCTTGTTTGATTCCGTTAAATATTCCCGACATTTGCCCATTACCGAATGCCGAATTAAAAGCATCTCCGACCTTTTGAGCAATACTAATTAGATTGACAAATGCAACATTGACTAAGCTACCAACTAGGCTCCAAATGGTTTGTAAAATGGACCCGACCCCTTGGAGAACGGAACTGAGCCCGCTCATCGAGTCGCCATTCCCCAAGTTGCCTAGTTGTGTCTTGATGTTCAATACCAATGCCGAAAATGGAGAAAAGAATTTGCCGATTGATGATATAACAGAATCAAAATTAATTGCGCCAATCTTATCAATGATTCCACTAATAGCTCCGACAGCGACTTTAGACATTGCCTGCCAAGCAGGCTGAAGCTTGTTTGCCAGTGTTTCCTGAAGGCCGTCCATTGCCTCGCCGACTGTCTTGTAACTCGTGGCCATCTTCTGGAAAGCCTTGCTGTTGCCTGCCTTTTCGATACCATCAAAGAACTGCTGTGTGCTTACTTTGCCGTTTTGAACATTCTGAACGAGTTCTTTGGTAGTCATACCCATTGCTTTCGCCACAGCCGCCATGCCTGCTGGAGTCTGTTCAAGCATTAGGCGGAAGTCAGCCCACTGTACCATCGGCTTAGCGGCCATTTGTGTACCTTGTTCCATCAACGTCTTCATGGCTTGCTTTGGATCATCAGTGGCAGCAGCTAAGCCACCCATTCCTTTGACAAGACTACCTACTCCTTTTACACCTACTGATGCAAACTGCGCATAGGCAGAGGCCATATCAGACGAGCTATAAATAGTCTCCTGAGCATATGATTGCAGTGACTTTTCAATTGACGAAATCTGTGCAGGCGTCTTACCCAGAAACTTCATGTTCCCCTCAAACGTCTGCCAAGCTTTACTTGATTCGTCTAGTTCTCCTACCATACTTCTCACACCATCGCCAATAGCCCCTACCACTTTGGTAAGACCTATGGCTCCAGCAATTTTGCTCACGGTTGATACAAAATTACCCGCTGGTCTTGTTGACTTTTCAAAGCTATCACCGACCTTTGACGCAGAATTCGCGATGTTATTGAAAGTGCCTGAAAAGTTGCGGTCAACGGCAGATAAAATTGCTTCAACACTAAAACTATCAGCCATGTGATCCCTCCTTTCTTTCTGATAACGGAATAATTTTGCCTTCGCGCTTCAACCGCTGAAATTCGGCCATCCGTTTTGCAAATATCTGCGCACGAGAATGCTTTAATTCTGTTTTGCTCATAAGTGAGATCTCATAATCCGGTTCATAGCTTGAACGCACCTGATCAACGGTTGCTTTCTTGTCAAAGAAGTCATCAAACGTCTTGAACTTAGGTTTAGGGTTCTTGCTCCCGGTTGTTGCCTGCACTTGTTGGTTCATCCATGCTTGCTGTGCAATCTCGTTCTGTCTATCGACTTGCTTGAGCTGATAGGCTTCCATACGCAGCTCATACTCAACAAGTGTCATACGTTCAATGTCTCGAATATTAGAAAAGCCTAGATAGGCTAACGAATTTAGCAAGATTTCGCGATACTGTTGCTTGCTTGTCTTGCTGTCGTCCTCATCTAGGCCTTCATGTTTTTTGCTACTGCTTTTACTGCGTTAGCGCTGTTCATTTCATCTGCAACTTGCTTAAATAGAGAGTCCAAGTCTGTGTTGCTGTCAATAAAATCATCGACTTCATTAGCTGACGGTCGCTTTTTCGATGTCACGGTGGCTGAATAAATGGTGTCTGCTAAAACAGCAGCATCGTATGCATTCAGACCAGCTAGTGCCTTTGCAACACCCATGCCCAAAATTAATGCCATGCATAACGGCACCCAGATTCTTATCCATTTCGCGAACA